GGTTATCCACCAGATTTGGGTTTATCAGAGGCTGATTACGAAAGACCCGGAATTCAAATTATTGTCCGTAATCGCGATTATAATGTTGGAATGCAATTAGCACAAGATATCAAGGCGACGTTACATGGTCGTAAACACGAAACATGGAATGGAGCTTTGTATTTGGTTCTCACCTGTTTGGGAAATCCCGCTCTCCTTGAATGGACTGAGAACAATTTAGCAACATTTAGTATTAACTTTAATCTGCAGCGAAGAGCTGTTTAAAAAGGAGGTTAAAAATGGCAAGTAAAGCTATTGCCGGTGTAGGAACAAAGTTCAAGAGATGGAACGGCTCTGCATGGGTCGACATCGCTGAGATCAATTCCATTACCGGACCAAGCATGTCGAGGGACACGATTGACGTCACCTCGTTGGACTCTACTGGAGGGTACAGGGAATTCATCCCGGGTTTCCGTAATGCAGGAACTGTTGTACTCGCAATGAACTTCACTCGTGAGACTTACGAACAGATGCTGGATGACTTCGAAGACAACACTATCCAGAATTACCAGATTGTTCTTCCGGACGAAGAAAACACTGGCTTGGACTTCGAAGGTCTGGTTTCTGAATTGCCTCTGACAATTCCTGCTGATGACAAGGTCACCGCAGACGTCACCATTCAGGTAACTGGAAAAGTCTACGTCAGTTCTGGTGGTAGCACGGGTGTGTAATCAAAAGACATTCCTAATCAAGGAATATTTTTTCAACAAATTATTAACAATCAAAAACAAACTAATCATGGGATTTTTAGACAAGACAGCACTCCTTACAAAAGAGGAACTGGAAATCGTAAAAGTTGACCTGGGTAAAGGTGACTTCGTGTACGTTCGTCAGATGACTGGCAGGGAACGTGACAAATTTGAACAGTCTCTTATCAAAGAGAACAAGAATGCCGAGGGTGGTTTTGAAAGGGCCCTGGATGACTTCCGCGCCAAACTTGCGGTGTGTACCATTTGTGATGAGAAGGGTAACCTTCAACTTACTCCACCTGACGCCCCTCGTCTCAGTCAGATGATGAGTGCCGCACGATTGGAGAAGATCGTTAACAAGGCACAGGAGATGAACAAAATTTCGGAAGAGGATAAGGAGAACTTAACAAAAAACTCAAGCGGCGACCAAGTCGCCAGTTCGCCTTCCGACTCTGCCGAGAATTAGGGTATCCTCATCCAGACTACCTATTGGACCATTTAACATCGGCACAACTCTCAGAATGGGAAGCGTACGACAAGATGGATCCAATAGGCACCTGGAGGGAAGATTACCGAATGGCCGTTCTAGCATCGCTGATTGTAAACATTGTTAGTAAGCTATATGCAAAGAAAGGGCATACCCCCAAGGAAGTTACGCCAATGGACTTTATGCCTAACTGGACTGGGGAGAAGAGAATCGAACGTAAACAGAGCGTGGCTGATATGAAGCAAGTGCTCTATGCAATAGCCTCGGCAGCAAACAAGAAAGAACAGCAGGATAAAGTAGACAAAGAAAGATCGAAGAGACCACCGATGGCCTTTAAATCAAGACCACCTGTGCGGAAACCGATAATAGGAGCAGACAATGGCTGATATAGGTAGTTTAATGATCAAATTGGGAGTTGATACTTCTGGAGTATTATCCGCCCAAGTAGCCGTTCAACAGTTAGCATCCGCAGCAGGAGCATCAGCTGCGAAAGCTAATGCCGCAATGGCTATGTTCAGTAAAGAGACTATCCGGAATATCAATACAGTCTCTCAAAGATTACGTACTTTCGGATATTTGGCTACCATTACATTGACTGCACCAATAGTAGCCTTTACGAAATCTTCCGTCGAAATGGCGAAGAAGTTTGAATTCTCCATGGCGAAGATTCAAGGTTTGGCTGGTATTCCTGCTGATATGACTCGTCAGTGGTCAGAGGAGTTGTTAAAGATGTCTGCTAGCACTTCAATAGGTCCAGAGAAACTAGCTGAAGCTTTATACTTTGTAGCATCATCTGGTTTTAAAACTGCAGAGGCTCTTGATATTACGAAAATGGCTGCTCAAGGAGCTGCTACTGG